AACCGCAAGGCAAAACTATGTAACGTGCGGAACCAAGGCAACTGACTCTCTTCCAGACCAAACCGTTCACACGCTCGCTCTATAGCTTCATGCGCTGCCTGTCGCGTAAACGCAAAGTATCCTATCTTAGAAGGTAGAATGCCTTGGCTTAACGCCTCGTCCACTTTATTCAGTAGCGTTGTTGTCTTCCCGGTCCCCGGTGGGCCGTATATCCTGAATATCTTTGCCTGCATTTGTCTCTTCTACTTTATTTACTATCACACGAATACGCTCACGGGTAAGACCATACATCTTTCCTATAGCGGTTAGAGTCATCAATTTGTTTTTTCTCAACTCATATATGCGAGTGTTTCGTTCATTATATTCCGAGGTCATCTACTGCATCCTTTATGCTACCGTATCTCTTTACAAAAAGAGGTGTTTTTTTACCTACCCATGCGCCTATAATATTAAAGTGAAAGTGTTCAACAGCATCGTCATGGCACATACCATCACGTTCTTGTAGTATCTTCAACACCATATCATAATCGTAGGCAAACACTTCGTCCATACCAAATCGGGATGCTACCCCCAGGAATGCTTTATCAAAGCCATCTGCTTTTAACATTAAAATACCTCCTTCTTGTCATTTATACCAAAGTCAGGGGCCTCTATCTTTACCTCTTTATTTTCAAAAGCCGGTATCTTCCATACACGAACAGGACGGCCTTTTATTTTTAAGAGGACACTCTCACCACCCCTATCGCGTAGTCGTTGTGCTATCTTATATGTTTTGTACTCAAAGAATTTGTTACGTTTTAGATGTGCATCAAGATCTTTCAGCCTGAAATACGTCTTGTTTTCTTCCTCGTCAGTCCATGGGCGCTTGAGCAGTATCTCTTCTTTATCCTCTGCTTGCTGTTTATGCTGACAAAACTCTTCCAAGTAATCATAGAACTGACCCGTGACGCTTGCATCCTCAGCCACCTCTATGATGGCGCTATCATTGTCTCTCATTTCTCTAAGTAATCCTGATATACGAGCCTCCCACACAGGACGCGACACGGACTGCGGCATAAAGTTAAGCTGCTCCATGCACGCTTTCTGAAACGTTGGCTGACTTTGTAAAGCGTCTGTGTCCAACTCTAAGGGTTCACTATTAACGTCTAGAAACCACACGGGCGGTATGGAGTTGTATTTACGCAAGTTAGCTATCATAGCCCCTTGTATCGCTGCTCCTATGCCATGTCGTCGGGTTAGGCACAGGGTTTTATTACAATGTGCATTGATCGGTGAGTCGTTACATTTGTAAGCGTAATCTTTTTTCTCCAACTGCTTGGCAACAATATTTACCTCACCTAGTGGTAGAGGGGGATCAAGGTACTGCATATTGTATGTTAGTAACTCGGCGTCCCAAGTATCCGGGTATGCTTTACGTAAGTATACGCCAAGATTAAACAAGCCATTGTTGCGTCCGCCCTCAGATATCTTGTTTTGTGCTAATATCTGTAAGCACGGTGGACCATCAGCCAGGGTCACTTGCTCCTGTTCATCGGTAATACTTAGCTTTGTAATCTGCTCTGGTGTTTGTTTATACTTTTCATAGAGATGCACAAACTCTTCAAGCGTGGCGCTAGTGCCATCATCTTTGATAGCATACCGCAGTCCATTTTCTGCATCAAAGTAAGGCAAGTTTAGAAAGTTACCTACATCGTCACGGTCTAGGTTTAGCTTAATCTGCTTTGGAAATATCTCGCTATTACCATATCCAAGTGCTGCGGAGACTTGCTGCAAGGTTTCTTGCATCTCTTTTGCCTCTATCCAATCTGTTGCAAATAAGAAACAATGTGCTCCACCTGATTTAGATCGACATACAACCAGGGGCAGTTTTAGCTTTCGTATTTTAGTAATTAATAACTTGTGGTCCAAGGGATACTGATCAACGTCAATACATCCCCATATACATTTGTTTTCTTCGTTGATAGGAATGATACCAACACCCCGACCCTTGCCGGATATGTGGCCCTTCCATAACTCCATGGTCCGTGTTTCGCGTATGATAGCGGCTCTGCCTGTGCTTTTACCATTGAGTTGTTTCTTATCTATCTTGAAGGTCCCGTAGGCGAGCTTCAACCCATCAAAGATAGACGCAAATTTTTCTGTGTAGTTAGTCATCCTGTATCCAAAAAAAATAGGCGGTGGTTTTATCCACCGCCCGTTACGCTACAGTGCTCAGAACGGCACCGAGTTGTCGCCAGAATCATTGTTAGCATCTGTGTGCTTTACAACAACATCCCCGGCACTAATGCTCTCTGCAAATTTCTTTGCTTGTTGATACACATGACTATCTGTAACAACACCCTCTTTGGCCATTTCCCAACCGTGCCAACTGCCCTTGCTGTTTTCCTCACCAAGTGTGGTAAGCTTATACACATGGCTAAAACGCGGTGGTTGGAAAGGTCCATTTTTACCTTGCATTGTGATTGAGGCAATCATGCTATTCCATTTACGCGACTTTTTAAGTTGCGTAGCTTTCATAGCTATCAAGGCTGTTTCTGGAGTACCATCATCATTTATTACTATAACAAAGTGCTGATGTGTCTCCTCGATATAGTCCCCGGTGCCGCCGACAACGTACTCCTTATTGTCCTCTTCGGACCGCTTCGTTTCCGGACGAGTCTCGTTTGGAGTAAAGATAGCCATCGGAGCGCCGCTACCTTGGCCCCTGGGTGCCCATTGGATAAATCGACGCTGATAAGCTACCGGAACAACGCGAATGCCGTCCTTGCCCTTATAAACGCGATTGGTGACATTATTAAGTATGTCCCCTTTACGTGCCGTTTCATGCACATCTAGTATTGGATCGTTACCAGACAATATTTTTAGAAACGGTGTAGCCAGATCGTCTTGACTAATGTTTTCATTACCCCTACCGGCATCCGCTTCAAATAGCGACTCCATAGGCACAATGTCCGCAGATTTAGGATCTGCTACCTGTTTTTCACTTTTTGCCATTCTTTCCTCCTTTGGCTTTAGTAATGATTGCTCTTTGGCCAATAAACGCTCCAAAGAGATCCATGGGAAATTCATCCCCGTTTTCCACACGCTCTTTGATGAAACCCCGTAACGACATGGGTTCGATCTTTTCAGTTTGTATGGGATCGTAGCCTTGTTTTTTTGCAAACGCCTTGAACGAAGATGCAATATCGTCTTCTCCGCGTCCAAACTGACAAGCAACTGTGTTTTTGATAATATCATCATACTCGTTATCCCTTAGCCATTTAAACGCCGCAGGACGGTTCTCCACTTTTATAGATCCCCCATACTGCGGTTTGATAGTTACTTTTGAGCCATCGTTTAATGTAAACTCTGTACAATTAGCTTCTGTCATCAATGAGGGTAGATCGTGGTCCGTCATTTTTAACAGCTTTTCTTTTTGTTCTGTGAGTTTCATTTCAAGGCTTGCCACAAGATCTTTCTGTTTTTGAATGGCTTCGGCGAATCCAGTCAACGTAGATAAATCATCCTTGCTAAAGGAATGGCCTGAAAACAAAGATCCTTGATCGGAGTCTGCTTCCATTTCGTCGAAAATACTATTCATCGTGATTCTCCTTTCGTGATTAAAAACCTTTTCAGGTCTTGACAATATCATATATAGGCATATATATTCCTATAGTCAAGAGGTAAAATATGAAAAAATATAAATTTAAAACAAAGCCCTTTAAGCATCAAAGGAAAGCGCTCCGTGATTCGTGGGCCTCAAAGTATTATGCATTGTTTATGGAAATGGGTACAGGAAAATCTAAGGTAGCCATTGATACCATGGGTATATTATATACAGACGGTAGGATAAACGCGGCTTTAATTATATCACCAAAAGGTGTGTACGATAACTGGGTACAAGGCGAGATACCCACACATTTATCAGACAAAATAGAAACTAATCTTGTCCGATGGCAACCCTCAAACGCTCAATGGTTTCAGAAACAAATGAAGACGTTAGTATATGAGAAGTTTAACGGACTAAAGATATTTGTTATGAATACAGAAGCGTTGTCCACGACCCGTGGTGCATCAGTGGCGCAGACTTTCTTGTCTAAGAATCCAGATAATATTGTGATAGTAGATGAAAGCACCACTATAAAGAATAGGTCAGCAGCGCGAACACAGAATATCATGGCGTTGAAAAATGAGTCGTTGT